TGCTGGTACGTTTACAATTACGTTTCCTGCTGCTGAAGCAACTGCTGCAATTTTAAGGATCGCATAAGGAGATAATACATGGCCTCTATCCAAGGATGGGGCCGACAAACTTGGAACAGTGGTGCCTGGTCGGAGCAAGCACCTGTATCTGTTACAGGTAATGGCCTCACGTCATCTCTAGGTACTGAGACAGTTACCACTGACCAAAACATTTCAGTAACAGGTATTGGACTTACCTCTACGGCAGGGACTGCTGTAGGTACAGGTATAGCTCAGGTTAACCCTACTGGTATTGCACTTACTGCATCTTTAGGCGAAGAATCACTTTCAACAGATCAAAACATTTCAGTCACTGGATTAGGCACTACTTTATCTGTAGGTAATGAAACAACCTCTGTAACAAAAACCACAGGTTGGAACCGTGATACCGATATTAACACTGGTAACTCTATTGGTTGGAGTGAACAACAATGGGGCGCTGTTGGTCTTTCACAAGCTTTAACAGGTCAAGCTCTAACTGCATCTTTAGGTGAGGAGTCGCCTGCAACAGATCAAAACATTTCTGTTACAGGATTAGGCACTACATCTGCTATAGGAACATTTTCTATTTCAGGTGATGGACAAACTACCATCGTAGCAGGTGCTGAAACAGCTATGCAATCGTCTGTTGGAACGGCAGAGGCAGACCCAGAATTTGTTGTATTCCCAAGTGGTAACGCTTTATCCTCAGCTGTCGGCACGGTCGGAACATCTGTATTTGTTACAGGTGTAGGCTTAACTTCTAGTCTTGGCGAAGAAACTCAAGAAACGAGTTATGAAGCTCCAAGCGTATCAGTTACCTCTAGCGTTGGAGATGTAAATATTCGTACAGATGTAAGCTTTACAATAACAGGAGTTTCTGTTACAAGTGCAACTGGTACTTTACAAGGGACC